CAGCCTTTTGTCTTGGATATCTATTGGTACGATATCTTTGACATAGACCACTGGGCTGTGGGGTTGTTCCCTTGTGCTTGTCAGCGCAAGGTAGCTAAGTCCCTTCGGACTTTACCATCTGGGGCTACATCATTTTGAGGTGCGAGTATGAAACAGAAGAGAATTCCGCGCTTCTCCCAGTTTGCCGACTATGTCGGTTTTGCTGGTGAGAAGTACTCGAATAGGACAACTATTTACGTTGCGCCTACATTCTCTGGGCAAGTTAATCTTGATTATAGAACCAAGATTTCCCGCCTTCAGGATGCTTCTTCTCCTTTTTCGACACACTTTATCACGGCTATTGCCGAGACTCCTCGTGAGGCTCGCGTGGTAAAGCTGGTTGGAGGCATTCGTAAGAGTGCCTGGGAGCTTTCTTTTGAAAACTCCAATCCCAACTATTATCTTTCAGCTTATCCTATTTCTTCTTCAGCAGACGCTATTGCGCTTGCTAAAATTAAGAATAGGTTATCCCACACGACCGAGTTCTTTAAGGCACTCGTTCCTCTTGGTGAGCTCAAAGAGACGTTCGGCCTCGTTAGGTCCATTAATAAACTTACTGTTGACTTTTTACAGTCTTCGGCTAGCTTACCTGGTGGCCCTTCAAAGGTCGCTCGCAACATGGCGCGCGCTTGGCTCACCTATGGTTTTGGGGTTAGACCCCTCATAGGTGATGTCGGTCAGCTACTTGCAACAGTTTCTGACCACCTAGAAGCTCCAAAACGTTTTGTTAGATGCCATGGGTCCTCTAAACTCGAATATCTCGAGTCTACAGATCTTAGCAATCAAACAGATGTTCTTGGAATCAACTGGGTTTTTCGCGATAGCGCGCTATGTCGATACAAGGTTGATTATCATGCAGGCATTATCCCCTTCACTCGCTATACGGCAGATTACTCTGCCGCTAGTAAGTTTGGGCTAACCTGGCGTGATGTACCCGGTGCGCTTTGGGAGTTAACTCCCTATAGCTGGATCGTTGACTATGTCACCAATTTTGGCGATGTCGTTGATGACCTATTTTGGTCTCCACCTGGTAATACAACCTATATCACTAAGACTACCACTTTGATCTCTGAACACGATTCCAGCTCTGCTGGTCGTTACACCGATCCGTCCATGGTTTCTTTCTTTTCGAAACCTGGACATCGTCGCTACGTAGAAGTACGTTGTGATCGATCTGTGCTAGCTTCTTTACCTCATGCGTCCTTCCGCTTAAAAACGGGAGACGAAATCGCAAAGTATGGGTTAAACAAGATCACCAACCTTGTTGCCCTCCTCGTTTCTCGTAAGAGAATTTAATCATACCGGTATTTCTATACCAAGGTTGACTTATCATGGCAATTTCGCCTTCAAGTCCCATAACTGGTGCAGCCCAAACAGGCTTCACCACTCCTACGTACACGCTAACACAGGACTCAGTCCCGCCTGGTGCAAATGCCAAGCAATGGGCTGTTACTGCTATTGGCGGTACTCAGACAGGTGTGGATGTTCACTCTGTGAGTAAACCTTTCACACTTTCGTTCTTTAAACCTGTTAATTTGGCTGCTTTACCGCAACCAAATGTTTCTACAGGTGTTATAAAGAACATCAAGAACAATGTGTATAAGTTGATCACCCGTAAGGGTGCTATACCTGCTGCAAACCAAGTCCCAGCTATCTGTTTAATCAGAACTGAGATTACGATTCCAGCTGGCACTGACACGTACGAACCCGAAGATATAAGGGCCGCACTCAGTGCACACATTGGCATGCTGAGTCAAATCTCAGCTGGCGTGGGCGATACTGCCGTAACTGGCATTATGTAACCATGCTTCTTGAAAATGTCGTATTAGGAGATATCTTATGCGTACTAACCTTAGCTCTTTACTTGAAGCTTTTGAATCTGACCTCCGTGCATGCCCCTCGACAAAACCTGTCGAGAGGCAATTGGCTCGTTATCGTAAGAAGGCTGACCTTGGCGATACTAGTTTATCTAGTGTTGCTTTGGCCAACTTCCGAACGGTTAATGAGCTTGCTGGTAAGGTTGTTGTCGGTTTAACTTCCGACGAGGTTTCTCGTTGCCGTGATTTTATTGAGCATGCTTTATGGCGTGCCAATGACGGTATTCAAGAAACTTTCAACCTGTCTACCTGTTTACGTGACTGGAGATTTGGCCCGGGTGCATCGCGTCTTACGCGATCTACGCACTTCGTGGACAAAATCACTGATCGTGCAGGTAGCGTCAGTTCAAGTGCGCTCCCATACGCCTTTTTATTGCGTAAAATGAATCCATACCTCAGAGCATATGATTGCCAAGAAGGTTATGAGTTTAGGGAGTGCAATGCTTCGCAAATGTCTACTGTACCGAAGAACGAAGATACTCATCGTACTATTTGTACTGAGCCCCTCTGGAACATGTCTCTTCAACTTGCTTTCGGGCAAGTCGTCGAACGCGCTTTATGCGCGCTTGGGCATGATATTCGTTGCCAAGCTGAGCTTAATAAGTCTCTTGCCTGTGCCGGGTCACTTTATGGTGATCTAGCGACAATTGATCTTAAGAATGCCTCAGACTTGATAACGCCAGAGCTTATCGGTTTACTTTGGCCGCCTGACTGCTTCTCTTTTATGATGGCAGTACGGTCATCCGCGACACTTATTGATGGTGAATTGCTTGACCTCAATATGATTTCAACGATGGGTAACGGCTTTACATTTCCAGTTATGACTCTTACGCTTTTAGCTCTGAGTCATACGGCTTGCAATTTCCGTCGGCATTTTGTGCCTTGGGATAAGCTCGCTGTTTTTGGTGACGATATAATCGTCCCAA